TGCTCTTTGCCGGATTGGGACGAAAAGGTCTTATAGCGGTAGTCGCCAGCGTCAAAAGAACGGCCAGTTGGCTTATGTGCAGGAAATGCCATCAGTCGTCCAACGGTCCCTCAATTGTAATCGCGCCTGCGGTGTCGAGAACGTCGATAGCAAGCTGGCTAACGCCGTTGGAATTAACTGCGTAGTTGCTGGCCTTGATCGTGACGATGCCGTCCTGATCAACGTCTAACGCTTCAATTTGATAGATCTGCGATGAACTGTTAGAGCCAGACTTCAGGCTAAACACTGCATTGAACAGACCTGTTGACTTGCCATCCTTAATCGTCAGCACTCCTTCGTTGATGGCTGTGTTCTGGCGCTCCCAGTAATAAACGTCATAACTGCCATCCGCCAAAGCAGAAATTGAAACCACCGTTCCATCATCCTGAATGATGCCGTTGTTGTCGGGACGGTATGGGCTCAGCTCACTGGCAACACGAATAAATTTGCCAGCCTCCAAGTTCAAGCCCCAAGGCAACGTCTTAAAGGTGATCGTGTGAGTCAGGTTTTTGCGCAGTGACAAGAAGTACCGGGCAACCTTGGC